ATTATAACAGATCAGGCGGACAATCTATACAGCAAATGTTTGGAGACGACTCCACAAGACAACAAAGAGACAGCAACGAATGTCCTGCTGGTTATGAGTATGACGTTGCTGAACAAATGTGTATGCCGATAATTGATGATGGTGCAGGCGGTGGTTCAAGTTCACCTAATTTAGAACTTGGTGAAAGACCTATAAGACCTCCATCTACACAGCCTGATAGACCTCCAGTTGTAAGGCCACCGTCAGGTGGAACAGGTGCTGCTGGAGTAAACTTCCGTAAGCCTAAATTCTTTCAAGATGGTGGAAGTGTAACCCCTAACATAGATAGCTTTTTAAGTGGCTTGAGGTAGTTAAATGGAAGGCCTTGATAACTTTTCAGAGTATCTAACTGATGAAGAGTTAGCCAAGGTAGCTCCTATGCTTGAGCGTTTATCTACTTTGGATAAGCGTTCTGAAAAGCAAAACAACTACATGAATTTTGTAAAGCATGTCTGGCCTCAGTTTATTGAGGGTAGGCACCACAAAATCTATGCTGAAAAGCTACAAGCTGTGGCTGATGGTAAATTAAAGCGTTTAATTATTAACATGCCACCGCGTCATACGAAATCTGAGTTTGCAAGTTATTTGTTTCCAACTTGGCTTATGGGCAGACGCCCTGATTTAAAAATCATTCAAGCAACGCACACGGCTGAACTTGCTGTTGGTTTTGGTCGTAAAATAAAAAATTTAATTGACAGTGATGATTTCAGAGATGTTTTTCCTGAAGTTAGCTTGGCTGGAGATGCGAAGGCGAGTGGACGTTGGAGTACGAACAAAGGTGGCGAATACTACGCTGTTGGTGTTGGCGGCGCTCTTGCTGGACGTGGTGCTGACTTGCTTCTGGTGGATGACCCGCACTCTGAGCAAGATGTTATTAACGGTAACTTCTCTGTGTTTGAGAAAGCCTATGAGTGGTACACGTTTGGGGCACGTACGCGTCTTATGCCCGGAGGGCGGGTAGCGATTATTCAAACCCGTTGGCACATGGATGACCTGACAGGTCGCGTTGTGCGGGATATGACTCAGAACGACAAAGCTGATGAGTTCGAGGTGATCGAGTTCCCTGCGATCCTAGAGACCTCGGATAAGAAGACGGGTAAACCCGTACAGAAGCCGCTGTGGCCTGAGTTCTTTGACTTAGACGCTTTGCTACGGACTAAGGCGTCGATGCCGGTCTTTCAGTGGAACGCTCAGTATCAGCAGGAACCTACGGCGGAAGAAGCTGCCATCGTTAAGCGTGAGTGGTGGAGTATCTGGACGAAGGAAGATCCGCCCAAGTGCGAGTATATTATCATGTCATTAGATTCTGCTGCGGAGAAGCACAACCGTGCTGACTTTACAGCCCTGACGACGTGGGGTGTCTTCTTTAATGAAGAGGTAGAAGCGTACAACATCATTTTGCTGAACAGTATTAAGAAGCGGTTGGAGTTTCCCGAACTAAAAGAGCTGGCGTTGGAAGAGTACGCTGACTGGGAACCCGATGCGTTTATCGTGGAGAAGAAAAGCTCTGGTGTGGCGATCTATCAGGAGATGCGCCGTATGGGGCTACCAGTGCAGGAATATACCCCTCATAGAGGATCTGGTGATAAACTAGCGCGTTTAAACTCGGTAGCAGATATTGTAGCATCAGGTATAGTATGGGTGCCCGAAACTCGCTGGGCAGAAGAAGTAGTTGAAGAGATTGCTGGATTTCCCTTTATGAGCCATGATGACCTAGTGGATTCGACAGTCATGGCACTAATGCGTTTTAGGCAAGGTGGATTCATACGCTTACCAACTGATGAACCTGATGACATACGTTACTTTAAACAACGACGTGGCGGGTATTACTAAGAGTATAAATTATGGCAATTGAAAAAGGCTTGTATGCTGCACCAGAAGGTATCGATGATCTGCTCGAAGGCGAGATGATGGACGACGATATGATGGGTGCACAGTTAGAGATCGAGATCGTTGATCCTGAGATGGTTACGTTGTCTGATGGTAGCATGGAGATTACGTTAATCCCTGATGCCAACGAAGCAGACCTCATGGGGTTTGATGCCAACCTTGCTGAAGCGTTAGATGATAATGATCTACAGGGACTTGCACAGGATTTGATTGGGCTTATCGATGCAGATATCGAAAGCCGAAAAGATTGGGCTGATACGTTTGTCAAAGGACTGGACGTATTAGGGTTCAAGTACGAAGAGCGCACAGACCCGTGGGAAGGTGCCTGCGGGGTTTACTCTACTGTACTGGCCGAAGCCGCGATACGTTTCCAAGCAGAGACGATGAGCGAGACTTTCCCAGCCGCTGGCCCCGTACGAGTAAAGATCCTAGGAGCAGAAACACCCGAGAAAGCCGAAGCCGCTGAAAGAGTAAAAGCGGATATGAACTATGAGCTGACTGAGCGCATGGTTGAGTACCGGCCAGAGCACGAACGGATGTTATACAGCCTAGGACTAGCGGGGTCTGCGTTTAAGAAGGTGTACTTTGACCCTAATTTAGGGCGTCAGGTTGCTATCTATGTGCCTGCAGAGGACGTTATTGTACCCTACGGCGCGTCCCATATTGAGACTGCAGAGCGTGTTACCCACGTCATGCGGAAGACCAAGAACGAGCTTAAGAAGCTTCAGGCTATGGGGTTCTACAAAGAGGTAGACCTCGGTGATCCACAGCCGTTCCATACAGACATCGAGAAGAGAAAGGCCGAAGAAGGTGGCTACTCTATTACTGACGATGATCGATATGCGATATACGAAGTCCATGCCGACCTTATTATTGACGGTATTGACGATGATGAAGACGAGATTGCAAAACCGTACGTTATTACGATTGAACGTGGTACGAACAATATCCTAGCAATTCGGCGTAACTGGAGCGAAGAAGACCCGTTGATGCTGAAGCGTCAGCACTTTGTTCATTACGTCTATGTACCGGGATTTGGGTTCTACGGCCTTGGGTTGATCCACATTATCGGTGGGTACGCTCGTGCAGGTACCTCGCTGATTCGTCAGTTGGTCGATGCCGGTACGCTGTCTAACCTTCCCGGTGGGTTGAAGTCTCGTGGCTTACGGATCAAGGGTGATGATACGCCCATCGAGCCGGGGGAATGGAAGGATGTGGATGTGCCGTCTGGTAGTATCCGCGACAACATTATGCCCCTCCCATACAAGGAGCCAAGCCAGACTCTTCTCGCCCTATTGAACCAGATTACAACTGAGGGCCGCCGGTTAGGGGCTATTAGTGATATGAACATATCTGACATGTCGGCTAATGCTCCGGTAGGAACGACGCTGGCGCTGTTAGAACGTACGCTTAAGCCAATGGCTGCGGTACAGGCTCGTGTTCATTACGCTATGAAGCAAGAGTTCAAGATGCTCAAGGCGATTATGTCTGAGTATGCCCCCACTGAGTACGACTATATCCCCATACGTGGGGAAGTTAGTGCTCGGGTAGCGGATTATATGATGGTGGACGTGATCCCCGTCAGTGATCCAAACAGCTCTACGATGGCGCAACGGGTTGTACAGTACCAAGCGGTACTCCAGATGGCCCAGTCTGCCCCACAGATATATGACCTGCCACAGCTACACCGGCAGATGATTGAGGTATTGGGCGTTAAGAATGCGGATAAGTTAGTTCCGACTCAAGACGATCTCAAGCCTACTGACCCCGTTAGTGAGAACATGGATGCGTTGAACGGGAAACCGTTGAAAGCGTTTATCTATCAAGATCACGACGCGCATATCACAACGCACCAAGCGTTTATGCAAGATCCTATGGTCGCTCAAATGATCGGCCAGAATCCACAGGGACAAGCCATTATGGCTGCGTTGCAGTCACATCTAGCGCAACACTTAGGGTTCCAGTACCGCAAGCAGTTAGAAGAACAGTTAGGGGCACCGCTACCAGCACCAAACGCAGAACTATCAGAGGATATGGAAGTCAACTTGGCGCGCATGGAGAAGCGACGTTGAAACAGCACGAACAAGCCAGAGCCTGGCGCATCAAGCGCAAGCTCACCCACGAGGAACTGTCCGAGCTCACCGGCTACTCGGT